TATAAATACTCTTATTAAACCGAGAGGATTTCATGGCAAACATCACATTACGTTTAGTTAAAGGATCTAGTTTAACATATCAAGAGTTAGACGATAACATGTCCAACTTGAATAGTTTCAAGGTTGAGGGGCGGTCTGGGTCTTTGACCACAACCGCCACCACTGCCAATCAAGTTGTGGATACTGTGTCTGCCTCAACTATAAGAACCTTACGTTATATAATTCAGGCATCTAACTCTACTTTATCCAGTTATCATACCACCTCTGTGATGTTAATTCATGATGGAACGACTGTCTATCTGACAGAATATGCCACAGTAATGACTGGCAATTCTTTAGCAACTTTTGATGCAGACATTTCAGGTGGCAACCTCAGGCTACTGGTCACACCTGCTAATGCCAGCAGTACAGTATTTAAGTTTTCTGCCATGACAGTTGCCGTATAATTATTATAAATAATGGTGTCTCTCTTACCTATTCTCATATGGCAACCATTAAAAATTTAGTCATAGACCAAGGATCAACATTCACAGTTTCCATTGTGATATTTGATCCTAATGGCAATGAGCTAGATTTAACGGATTACACCATTCGTGCACAAATGCGTAAGAGTTATGGATCCAACTCGTACACAAGTTTTACTGCATCTAAAGGGGTGGATCCAACTAATGGTGAAATTACTATTTCATTAACTGCAACACAAACATCAGCTCTTCGTAGCGGTCGATATGTATATGACATAGAGATTGAAGATGACGAAGATGTTGTGACCCGAGTTCTGGAAGGCATCGTTACTGTCACGCCCGAGGTTACACGATAATGGCACTAGAAGTACAAGTCAATCGTCCAGGAAAAATTAGCTCAGTACAAGTAACAGGTCCCGGTGTTATCAACACCAGTGTCAAAAAGGTGCAAATGCCTTTAGTGAAACTTGAAGAATTAGTGAATGTAGATGAAAATGTGAACGGCTTACAAGATGGTTATACTTTGGTTTATAATGCTTCGACACAAACATGGGTGACCCAACAAATAGAATCAGTTGGATTAGCAAACATAGATGGCGGAACTTACTAAATTTAAACCAAAGAGGTACTTTACATGGCAACACGTATTCAAATTAAGCGTTCTTCTGGCGCAACAGCACCAACAACAGGTCAATTACTAGAAGGTGAATTAGCCTACTCCCAAGACCGCACAGGTAACGGCGCAGGCGCTATATTATACATTGAATCAGTAGCATCTGATGGTTCAACAGCAGTTATTGATAAAGTCGGTGGTAAGTACTATACAGGAACTGTTGACAGTTTCTTAACACCTGCCACATCATCAGTAGCTGACAAAGTTGTGTTACATGAAGCAACAGCAAACGGCACTAACAATGTGACAATCAAAGCACCAGATACATTAGGTGCCAATGTCACATACACATTACCTGCCACATACGCCAATGACCAATATTTAAAGGTTGATGGTTCAGGTAATTTGTCATTTGCTGCCATCCCATCAGGCAGTTTCACAATTGCCGGTGACACAGGTACTGACACATTCACAACTGGTAATACATTAACCTTCACAGGTTCAGACGCAATTGATACAACAGTTACAGATGATGTTGTAACTATTGCTGCCAAAGATGCGACAGACACACAAAAGGGTGTGGCATCTTTCAATAGTACCAACTTCACTGTAACAACAGGCGCAGTTGCCATCAACAGTGTTGAAGCATCAAAGGTTGATATCACAGGTGCAACAGCTCTTGATCCATTAGCTGGCGATGACTCATTCCTAGTCTATGATTTGTCAGCAACAGCTAACAAGAAAATCACAGCAGAAAATGTTGCTGATTACATCTATGCCGGCGTTTCAGGTGCTATCACCATCTCAGAAGCCGGTGTTGCCTCAATGGCAGCCAATTCTGTGGCACTTGGCGCAGATACAACAGGTAACTATGTTGCCACAGTAGCAGGCACAGCCAATCAAATCTCAGTCACAGGTTCTGGTTCAGAAACGGCAGCCGTTACAATTGCCTTAACCAACGATGTTGCTTTAGTTGGTGATTTAACAGTTGGCGGTAACGACATCAAAATGTCAGGTGGCACAACAGCATTAACATTCTCTGGTTCAGGTGATGTTGAAGTTGCTGGTGATTTACAAGTCACAGGCAATGACATCAAGATGGCTGCTGGCACAACAGCATTATCATTCTCTGGTACAGGTGATGTTAAGACTAACGGCGATTTAATTGTTGGTGGTCAAGACATCAAGTCCAGTAACGGCACAACAGCATTAACATTATCCGACACATCAGGAAACGTAGCTGTTGCTGGTGATTTACAAGTTTCGGGTAATGATATCAAGTCCTCTTCTGGTACAACTGCCATCACACTTGATGGTGCCAACGTAACTGTGGCTGGTAACTTGACAATTAACGGTACATCAACTATTGTTAACTCAACAACTGTTACAGTAGATGACTCATTGCTCAAGTTAGGCGACGGCAACACAGCCAACTCCATTGACGTAGGTGTCTATGGTGAATATGACACAGGTACAACTGCCAAGTATGCTGGTTGGTTCCGTGATGCTTCAGACAGCAACATCTTCAAGTTGTTCGTGGGTCTTGAAGTAGAACCAGGTACAACTGTTAATACAGCTGGAACAGGCTACACAGTTGGTACACTTCTTGCCAACATCACAGGCGGAACAGTTTCAGGATTGTCAGCCGACATCGGCGTAGCAGACGGTGGTACAGGTGCTAGCTCATTCACAACAAACGGTGTCTTGTATGGCAACAACACAAGTGCTTTACAAGTAACATCAGCAGGTACAGATGGACAAGTATTACAAGCCAACTCATCAGGTGTGCCAATCTTCGCACACATTGACGGTGGTACATATTAATCATTAATCGGAGTAACATATTATGGATCAACAAGCATTTATCAACGAGTATATTCAACAATTAGCTAATCAATGCAAGAACTTCTTGATGGAAAAAACCATGTTGGGTGTTCAACACGCCATGGCAGTAAAACAAGTAGAAGAACAAACAAAGCGAATTGAAGAATTACAACGACAAGTAGATGATTTGAATCGACAATTGACTGAACTTCGTCAAGACGTATAAAAAAAGAGCGCCGAAAGGCGCTCTTTTTATTTCTTTATTAGACTCATAATATCTGGTCGAGATTTGTGAACTGCAATATAATCTGGACCATGAAAATCTTCATCCCAAAGATGATATTCTTTGAATTCAATTCCGTCCGGTGATATCTTACCCCAGACATATCCGAGAGGATTCAACATTTTATAAAAATCAATCAAGAGATTCTTTGTTAGCACATTCATGAAACTATATTCAAATTGAATAAGGGCAACATGTCCTTTATTTAAGATATTTTCAAACCCCTGGAGTACTTCATATTCATGTCCTTCAGTATCTATTTTTAAATAATCCACATAACCAATATCATGCATTTTCAAGTAGACATCACCCGGTAATACTACACCAGTTGTCCACACAGAATCATCATGTCGAATATCTGAAATGGTTGTTGTAACTCTATCATTATGTGGTACATACTTTACTGGAATCTCTCTGAAACTATTTGATAATCCAAAGTTGTTGGGAACCATTTTATCATCTAACGTTTGTTCTTGTAACATATGACGATATGTTCGAGTACTTATTTCAAACATATGAATGTGTGCATTATGATGAAATGAACGCGCCATTTGTGTCCAATACCCCCGATTACATCCTACATCTAGAATGGTGTTAAATCCTATAGGAATCAATTTTTCAAGAAGTTGATATTCTCCATGTGTTTGGAATTCTTCAATTGCATTATATTCTGGTAACATTACAAAGCCCCTTTAGGATAAAATTCAGTTTTTCCAACATGTCTGCAAATGATACTGGTATCAACAAAAATTTTAGCACCCACTTCTTGTGCCCGGCGACAAAAATATACATCTTCTGATATAGTGTTGGCATGATTTAAAGCCGATGTATATACAAATTGTGGATAACCAATTTTTCTTATAACATCAGATTTAACAAGTACACAACCAAAACCGCACCCATCAATTTCTTGTAACCCCTTGTTAGATAATAAACTTGTAATGAACACATTCGATACGCCGCCCTGTGCATTCTTTCTATAAATCTCAGGAATTTCTACACCATCTTTTCTTTGAATATACACACCTGACACCATGTCCACGTTGTGGGACAGCAATTTTACTAAAGTGTCTTGTGGCAAAACAATATCACTGTCTACAGAAAACAGATAATCAAATCGTTCTGCCCAATTGGCAATTAAATTACGTATCTGGTCAATTTGATACCCGAAGAAATATTGGAATGTTATTTCCACATCATCAGGAACATCTAAATCATAGATGCTTTTAAAAGTTTCAGGCTCAACATATTTGTTGGTAGGAATAGCCAACAGAATTTTTTTCTTTTTCATGTCTTGTCTATTTCGAATGAATTTGCTCGTTCTGTCTTGTTCTAAACCATTCACTTTATAATCGTTTAAAGGATTGATATCATTATAAGAGTACACAATTTTTTGTAGTGCTTTCACCTTCTTAGGATCAGCTTGTTCTAAAATGGAATAGAACGTGGCATTATCTCCGCCAGCTCGGAACCAGTTCCCAGCGTCATCTTGAAACTCGGTTAATGGGATATTGTTAACCAAATATTTTTTGAATGTTCGTAAATGAGTATAAGGAATAGCCCAAGCAAAATGATGTTGTCGGTATGTTTTAGTTTCTTTTACATGTTCTGGGTATTCTTGAGCTATTAAAGGAATATCATCCGCTTGTGACCACATACTTCCATATGTGAATTCAGTTGATCCATCGTACAGGGTATTGTAATAATGAAAGATGTTATTGTCAGGAATTAAACAATCATCACCATCAAGTAGCATGATGATATCATCATCAGATGCCTTCAGGAATCCCATGACTTGATTATGTACAGCACCCATATTCTGTTCATTATTAATTACAATGAATTTCTTTCGTAAGGCTTCAGGAAACAGCTCTAATGTTTCTTGTACTATTTTCAAGGAGTTATCCGTAGATGCATCATTGATAAGTACCATTTGATAATTATCATAATCCTGTGACGCCACCGACAATATGCATTTTCTAATATATTCTTCGGCATTATAAAATGGTGCAATTACAGTTATAGGTTGTTGCGGGTATGACCGAACAACATTCCATTCTTCTGAATTACTAAATCTCCGTTGAAACACTTCATGTACTTTTTGATTGATACGAGACACTTTACGGTACTCATCAACAGAAAGATACATATTTAACTTTTTGTAGATATGCTGTTTCCATTGTAGAGCCACGGTATCCCAACCAGCAATATCATGAACGATATTGCAGTAATGCATCTTTTGTTGATGAACATACTTGTTGTAGTAGGCATCACAAGTTAATTCAACAAATTTTTCCACTTGGTTCATTTTATCTATAGATGGAAATAATCCATTAGGTTCAATAGCATAATCCATTTTATAGCATGCCAAGTCTAACGCAGTTTCTTCTAAAGCCCCAAATCGTGTTGTAATGATGGGTGTGTTATACAGTAACGATTCTAAACTTGAAATGCCAAATGTTTCAGGGAACGCGCCCGGGAAAATCATGAAAGATGCTTTAGCTAGGTGATGTGCAATTTCTGGCTGAGGAATTACACCAGTAAACGTAACATCTAAAGTCTTGAAATCATCACGTTCAGTCAATTCATGAAATTTTATTTCTTGTTCATCTGGTGGAGCTCCGTCACGGAATCTATAGTAACCTCCAATGATAGTTAGCTTGGCTTGTGGAATTTTCGTTTTCACTTTAGGCCAAACATGTTCCAATAATGGTAACATGCCTTTTGTTATAGAGGCATTGTAAATGAACAAGTTGGGATCTTTTTGTGTAATGTTAACTTCAGGAATCCATTTCTTTGCCCCGTTTCGAGTCATGAAAATTTTATTTTTCAACACTTCAAAATTTCTTTTGCGCCCGTGGTCACAGTTTGAAACATATGTGGTATGAAAATCCGACAATGTGAAAATTTCATCAATATATTTCTGAGTGACTAGTTCTTCAACTAAGTGATCCCCAGAACAAAAAGTGTCGTGCAGCCAAAGAACTTTATATTTTGCACTTTGTTGTAGTTGGGTGAATACATTTGTGGGATAGGATTTCCCTATCATGTTATTGTTTTCCCAATGTTCTCCTGAAAGGAATGGAACCACTGACCGAGAGCCAATCATTACATCACAGGTATAATTGTTGGGATGATGTAACTTTTGAAGGTTCACATATTCCACACCATCATATATCCCTTCTTTGGCACGACTGTCATCACAATGGTTAAAGACAGTCACTTGAAATCCTAGTTCTTGAAGTTCTTTCGCCATGTAAATAATGGCTGATTCTGACCCGCCAAGACCATATTTTTCAATAGTAGTAGCGTCATATGTTAGCCCAATAACATCAATTATAGCAATTTTTATCATGGATTACCTCAAATAGAAATCATATAAATATAGTATTATATATCTCATTTGTCAAGAGAAACAGATAAATAGTGAACAACATATACCCCTCTGCTATATAGCAGCTTTTGAGGAGCCAAATGGCAAATTATATTAGATTGAAAAGATCCGCGACACCTAGCAAAGTCCCTACAATAGGTGATATAGAATTAGGTGAGTTAGCAATCAATACATATGACGGAAAATTATATCTAAAAAAAGATAATGGAACTGCTAGTGTTGTTTCTTTAGGGGAAACAGGATTCACTGGTAGTATTGGTGCAACAGGTTTTACAGGTAGCCAAGGTGACCAAGGTGTTCAAGGAGACCAAGGTTTTCCAGGTGATACTGGATTCACAGGAAGTCAAGGCGATGTTGGTTTCACTGGAAGCCAGGGCACCCAAGGCACCACAGGATTCACAGGATCTTTAGGGTATACTGGTAGTCAAGGACCTATTGGCGCTTCTGCTACCGGTCGTATCTATTGGTTTGCTTCAACTGCGAGTGATTTAGGAAGTCCCGCTTATGAATCCATTAGTTTAACCATTTCTGGTCTAGCACAAGATGACATGTCTGCGTCTGCGACGAATACTTCAGGTGAAGTGTTTATTGCTGGATTCGCTACACCGCCTGGAGAACCTTATATCGAAGAAATTCCTGTTGGCGAAATTCAATGGCGCCTTTGGGCTAAAGTAGATGATGTTTCTGGTGTTTCCAACTTAGTTGTAAAAGTTTATAAAGTAGATACAACAAACAGCAATACCGAAACATTATTATTCAGCCAAGACAGCCCAGAAATCAATAGCACCAGTTACCAACAATATCTGTTTAGCAGTTTCGTCACATCACCTGTCCCCTTGTTGTTAACTGACCGTATTGTTGTGAAACTTTACGTGAAAACTACTTCAACAACAAGTATTACTTTAACAACTGCCCATGATGGTAACACCTATCAAAGTAGTGTGGTAACACCTATTACCCAAGGTGTTACAGGATTCACTGGTAGTAAAGGGTTCACTGGTAGTAAAGGCGATGTTGGATTCACTGGGAGTCAAGGCTCCACGGGGTTCACAGGAAGTCAAGGTGATTTTGGTTTCACAGGAAGCAAAGGAGATACTGGCTTCACTGGAAGTCAAGGCGATGTTGGTTTCACCGGTAGTGTCGGCTTCACAGGAAGCAAAGGAGATACTGGCTTCACAGGAAGCAAAGGAGATACTGGCTTCACTGGAAGTCAAGGCGATGTTGGTTTCACAGGAAGTCAAGGAGCAGGATTCACAGGAAGCAAAGGAGATACTGGCTTCACTGGGAGTGTCGGCTTTACAGGTAGTCAAGGCTCCACCGGTTTCACTGGAAGCAAAGGAGATACCGGTTTCACTGGTAGTCAAGGACCTATTGGCGCTTCTGCTACCGGTCGTATCTATTGGTTTGCTTCAACTGCGAGTGATTTAGGAACTCCCGCTTATGAATCCATTAGTTTAACCATTTCTGGTCTAGCACAAGATGACATGTCTGCTACCGTGAGTAGCAGCACTGGTCAAGTATTGATTGCTGGATTCGCTACACCGCCTGGAGAACCTTATATCGAAGAAATTCCCGTTGGCGAAATTCAATGGCGTATCTGGGCTAAAGTAGATGATGCCAATGGAGCTAGTAAAATTGTTGTGAAGGTATACAAAGTAGATACAACAAACAGCAACACGGAAACCTTATTATTCAGTCAAGACAGCCCAGAAATCAATAGTACTAGCTACCAACAATATGTTTTTAGTAGCTTCGTGACCTCACCGGTTCCATTATTACTAACTGATAGAATTGTTGTGAAATTGTTTGCTGAAACCACCTCGTCTACTAACATTATTGTTACAACTGCCCATGATGGTAACACCTATCAAAGTAGTGTGGTAACACCTATCACCCAAGGTGTTACTGGCTTCACCGGAAGCAAAGGTGATACCGGCTTTACAGGTAGTCAAGGGTCTGGATTAGGTTCTTGGACTAATATTACAACAACAGGTTCTACGGGTGTTCGAAGTAATCGTTACATCATTACAACATCTGGTGTTGGTTTTACATTCAATCTTCCCGCAAGTCCTTCAACAGGTGACTGGCTTATCATCACAGATGGAGCCGACTGGAGCACCAACACATTAACTATCGGAAGAAATGGGTCCACAATTGAAGGTGTGGCTGATGATTTATTAGTGAACTTCAAAGGTATCACTATCGAATTCTTCTATTCAGGTAGTACATGGCAAGTCACAGCCAACCTAGGACCTAAAGGAGATGCAGGTCCATCTAATTTAATTAATACTACCGATGACACTACATCTACAACATTATATCCCGTCCTGGTGGGATTTGTGGGTAGTAACACCACGGCTAAAACTACATCAACAAAATTAAGTTATGATGCTGCAACCGGAGCATTGCAAATTCAAGCCTTGTTAGAAAAAGCCACGATTTCTGCTACTGCTGCCACAGGTACTATAAATTATGATGCGGCAGACCAAGCGGTGCTATACTACACAACTAATGCCTCAGCTAACTGGACGTTGAATGTCCGTGGATCAGCAACCACATCATTAAACACCATGATGCCTATTGGGGAATCATTAACTGTGGCATTTTTAGTAACGAATGGAGCAACAGCGTTCTACGCTACAGGATTTCAAATTGATGGTAATGTTGTTACTCTAAGATGGGAAGGTGGCACAGCACCCACAGCAGGAAATACTAACAGTATTGATGTGTATACATACAGTATTTTGAAAACAGGAAGTGCTGCTTTCACTGTGTTAGCTTCACGCACAAAATTTGCATAACTATGTCACCAATATTTGGCAGTTTCGGCTCCGGTTCTATTCGAGGATTTGGAAGAATTACTAAAGGATTTTCCTATAGTACAGAAGTATTATTAACTACGCCAGGTGCAGGTAATTGGACAAAGCCAGATGGCGTCACTCTCATTCAAGTTGAATGTTGGGGTGGTGGCGGAGCAGGCGGAGGATGCTCAACTAATAATACTGGTGGTGCTAGCGGTGCCGGCGGCCAATATGCAAAAAAAATTATCGTGTATGGAAGTGCACAACAATCCATTGCTTATTCTGTGGCTGCATCTGTTGCAGGAACAAATGGAAATGGTGCCAATGGTAATGATACTACCTGGCAAACCAATGTTGTAGTAGCAAAAGGTGGCCCGGGCGGCCTAGCTAATCGAACTGATGATGTTGAAACTGCAGGATCTATTACAGGAGGCATCGGTGATATCGTATTTCGAGGCGGTACTGGTGGAGGAGGATTTTTTGTTGATGGACTGGGTGTCAATCCTAATATCGTAGGAAACGGTAATGGCGGCGGCGGTGCAGGACCACTTAGAAACGGTGATGATGTTAATTTTTTTTATAATGATAACGCAGGAGATTTTGCTGGTGCCGGCGGCGTCGGCCTTAGTCTTAATTCAGCTATAGATAATGGATCTAATGGAAATCCAGGAAACAACTATGGAGGTGGTGGAAGCGGCGGAGCTAAATTTTCTGGCGGCGGTCGTACCGGTGGTGCTGGCGCCCAAGGTTTAATTCGTATTCGGTATTAACATTTAATTTAGAGAACTATGCCACAAAATCTTTTTGATATATTACAAGCATCTGCTCCTATAGGATTCACCGGTAGCATTGGCGGTACAGGATTCACCGGTAGTATCGGTACAGGATTCACCGGAAGTCAAGGAACCACTGGTTTCACAGGTAGCATCGGCGATACAGGATTCACAGGGAGCGTCGGTTTCACAGGATCACAAGGCACTGTAAACGGATACACAGGCACACTTACTGTAGGCACCACCCAACCAGTATCTCCCGCAGTGAATGACTTGTGGGTAGACACAAACTAATAGGATAATTTATGCATACATATACTTTTCCACATGAACATTTTAAGTCAATCATGGACCATATGGTAGGATTACAAATTGTAGTCAGTAGTCTTTCATTGAGTGAGTTGACGTACACGATGGTATGTACAACACAGGTTGATAGTGACCAATATCTACATTTAAATCAACTGTATAGTCTAATGGAGGTTGTATAATGTTGTTTGTTCCACAAGGTGCTAATGATTTTTCTGCTGTACTTTCGTATGGTACCACTAGACCAGGTACAACAGCAAACTTTGGTACGTCAATCACACCTGGAACTGGTGCAGTCTACGGAGCATATTCTCAGGTTGGTAACGATTTAACACAGGATTGTTATGGACTGCTTATCAACGTAAACAACGCATTTTCGGGTGGTGTATTTCGTCAAATCGCAATCCAAATTGGTGTAGATTATGCTGGCGGTACGACATGGACAACCATTGCACAAGATATTATGGTCAGTCAAGCAAATAACTATGCAGGTGGTGGTGGAGCATGGTTATATTTTCCGTTATATATTCCCGCAGGTGCGGCGGTGGCGATAGCGGGACGTTCATCAGTGGCAACCACGTTTGGTGTAAATATTCGATATATGACCGCACCACCAAATCCAACAATGGTTAAACGTGGGTCGTTTATAGAGTCATTAGGTATTACTTTAGGTACAGGTACGGTCACAGGAACTTCGGTTACTCCCGGTACAACAGCAGAAGGCGCGTGGACATTGATAGGTACCACAACCAAACGTTGTTGGCATTGGCAGTTTTCCTGTCAACATAGTGATACGACAATGACCGCATTAAACTATCACGTAGATATTGCAACGGGTAATACCACAACAGTTGGTGACCCCAAAGACATTATTACGTCAGATGCTTATGTAAGAACAACTGGTAGTGAAACATTTGAGGTTAGTCCATTGGTAACTGGAGTGGAAAAAACCGTTCCCCCAGGAAAAACAATATGGGCACGTGTGCAGAACGCAGGTACTAACGAAAACGCAGGTACATTTCAAGTCGTGGTTTACGGAACAGGGGGATAATAATTTATGGCTATAACAGAAGCATTTAGTGGAACAGCAACAGTTGGTGTTACGGAATTTTCAGCACCAAATAACGCAAACTTCGTGGCAAATACAGGTGGACGTACGGAAGATGGAGTCTATCAAGTCTTTTTGGATGTAAGTGATATGGTGGCGGGTGACCAATTACAAATTCGTGTGTATGAAAGTTGTCGCGCCGCAGATACACAGCGTATCATTTACGAATCTATTTTATCAGGTGCACAAGCAGATATCTGGGTGAGTCCCTCGTTAATATTACTCCATAAATGGGATGTCACGTTGGACACATTACTTGGTACGTCGATTGTCGTCAACTGGTCCATCCGACGAGTAGCATAATATGTCATGGGTCTTTCAACCGCTTCTACCAGCGTCAGCAGATTTACAAGCGGCTGTCGCACCAACTGGACAAATTAAAGTCTGGACGGGTACGGTATGGGTAGCAAAACCCGTGAAAGTCTGGACGGGTGCTGCATGGGTCACAAAACCTGTCAAGTATTGGAATGGAACACAGTGGGTGATAACACCATATTAAACAATCCCGGATTACTATAAATATTCACATTAATTACCCGCCAAGAGGATAGAGAATCATGGCAACAACACGTAGGTTTATCGCCCGTAATGGGTTAGATAATAATAACAATTCCATTACGAATATTGGAGCATCAGGCTCTACTTTGACTATGAGTGGCGGGCATACTGTCACATTGACAACATCAGGTACTTCAAGTATCACCCTCCCGACATCAGGTACCGTGGCAGTTCAAGGGGGTGCTTTAGGTACTCCAACCAGTATCACATTAACAAACGCCACAGGACTCCCATTATCAACTGGTGTTACAGGAACATTACCCGTAGCTAATGGTGGTACAGGTGTCACAACATCAACAGGTAGTGGGAGTAATGTTTTAAGTACAAGTCCCACATTAGTTACACCCATCTTGGGAACACCCACATCAGGTACATTAACGAATTGTACCGGTCTTCCCATCAGCACTGGTGTGTCGGGCTTGGCATCCGGAGTTGCCACCTTCTTGGCAACACCCACAAGTGCCAATTTAATAGCTGTTGTCACAGATGAAACAGGTTCTGGCAATCTGGTGTTCTCAGCAGGCCCAACGTTCACGGGTACCGTGAACGCAGCCAATTTAATATTAAGTGGCGATTTAACTGTGAATGGTACCACAACATCTGTGAATAGTAACACAGTGAATATTGGTGATAACATCATCATTTTAAATAGTGATGAGACAGGTACACCGTCACAAAATGCGGGTATAGAAATTGAACGTGGTACATCCACCAATGCATCATTAATTTGGGATGAAACTGCTGATGTGTGGGAAGCTGGCTTAGCGGGATCAGAAATTCCTATAGCATTAACAACAGCAACCCAAACATTAACCAACAAGACAATTGCTGCCGGCTCTAACACCATTTCAGGATTAACGAACAGTAATTTAAGTGGTACAGCGGGCATCACAAATGCCAACTTAGCTAATAGTACCATTTCTGGTGTTGCGTTAGGTGGCACTTTAGGAACGTTGACTTTAGGAACATCAGGGACTGGCTTATCTGGAAGCACCACATATAACGGTTCAGGTGCTGCCACGTTCACAGTTACCAGCAATGCCACAAGTGCCAATACCGCGTCAGCAATTGTCGCTCGTGATGCATCAGGCAACTTTAGTGCAGGCACTATTACCGCAGCTTTATCAGGTAATGCAACAACAGCAACCAATATCTCAGGGTATTCAGGAACTTACTGGACTAGTAATAATGACGGCGCTGGATCTGGATTAGATGCTGACACAGTTGATGGATTACAAGTCCATACAGGAACTAATAACGCAGCAAATCAAATTGTTCGTACTGATGGTAACGGATACATTCAAGCAGGTTGGATCTGGCTATATTCGTTACTATACACCTGCCAATTTCCGCACAGTATTAAATGTACCCACTAGAACTGGCGGAGATGCTTCCGGTACTTGGGGCATTAATATCACCGGTAATGCCGCTACAGCTACAACTGCGGATCAAATTGACGGTGTAGCATTTAGAAATACTGCCAGCAATTCTGGTGTAAATGCGGACACCTTGGATAGTAATGGTGTAACTTATTATACTAGTGGTGTTACGAATTTTTCTGGTAATGCAACGGATGGTGCACTATATTCGCAGGCATACAGCTCATCATGGCAACATCAAATTGCAGGTGATTATCGTTCCGGACAAATTGCATTACGCGGAAAAAATAATGGCACCTGGCAGTCATGGCGTACTGTTTTAGATAGTGGAAATTATAACAGTTATGCACCTACCTTAACAGGAACTGGTGCTTCCGGTACTTGGGGCATTAATATCACCGGTAATGCAGCAACTGCGACATCTGCAACATCAGCATCTTCAGCTGCAACATTAACAACTGCTCGAAATATTAACGGTGTTTCTTTTAATGGTTCTGCTGATATCACAGTAACGGCAGCAGCAGGAACCCTATCTGGTACTACTTTAGCATCTGGTGTAACAGCTTCTAGTCTAACATCTGTTGGTACTTTGTCTTCACTTATAGTATCGGGTAATTTTACCGTTGATACTAATACCTTGTTTGTAGATGCTACTAATAACCGAGTTGGTATTGGAACTACAACACCTGTCTCTACATTTGATATTCGTGGAACAGCCGGACAACTATTCTCAGTTACAGATAGTTTAACTGGTGTCTTAATGTCTGTGAATGATGTCTCGGGATTACCTATTCTTGAAGTTACATCTAGTAACGTTGTGACCATGGGTACCTATGGACAAAACGCATTGGTAGTGAATGGTACAACAGTAGGATTTGGTTTAGCTTCTGGACATGCTGCACCAGTTCATATTTCTGGTGGAACTGGTATGACTGGAGGATGGAACAGAACACAAATGTTACAAGCAACATATCCTGTGCTAGGATTTTATTCTACCGCAGCTACTAAGTATGCGGGTATTGGATATGATTCAACAGCGGGCTTCCGTTTTTGGGTTAATTCATCCAGTACAGATATTGCTGCTGGAACTACTGGAATGACTCTTAGCAATTCAGGTGTTATTGGCAATGCTACATGGAATGGTGCCTCTATTAGCACATCATACACCGATGCAAAGGTAACATCTGTCAATGCAGGCACTGCAATTAGTGTTAGTGCCACGACCGGCGCAGTAACAGTAAACAACACAGGCGTAACATCCATCACAGGCACAAGCAATCAAGTAACAGCATCAGCCAGTACAGGCGGTGTTACTTTATCTCTCCCACAATCTATTCATACAAGCGCACTAGTTCAATTCAGTGGCATCGGTGCTGGCACAGCAGGTGTTGCCACCGAAATTCGTGCCACGGGCGAAATAACTGCTTGGTATGGTTCATCAGATGTACGATTAAAGGAAAACATTCAACCATTAACTGATGTACTAGAAAAAATCGTTCACATCCGTGGTGTTGAATTTGATTGGACAAAAGAACACATGGATTCACGTGGTGGTGAAGATGGTTACTTTGTTCGTAAGCATCAGTATGGAGTAATTGCCCAGGAAGTTGAACCCGTATTCCCACATCTAGTCAACGAAAGACAAGATGGAACTAAGGTAGTTGATTATCATCATATGTCTGCTATATTAATTGAAGCAGTAAAACAATTATATAGCAAAATTGAAACTTTGGAGAAGAAGATAAATGGGAATACATTATAGTCCTCGCACGTACACGGATGGGTTGATACTTTATCTTGATGCGGGCAATCCCAATTCCTATTCTGGTTCTGGTACTACATTCACTGATTTGAGTGGTCGTGGCAATCATCACACTATTGTAAATAGTCCTACATTTTCAGGAGGAAAATTTACATTTAATAACACCTCCATGGGCTTCACAAAAGCTTCGGCTCTTACAGGTGTGACCTCCACATGTACGGTTGTGCTGTGGTATAAAAACAATAACGACACAGAATTGTGGGTACGGGGAAATCAAACTAATGGAACTTATTTAAGTGCAAGCTCGGGAAACCCTTATTATCATAGTAATGTGGGATCTCCTACAAATTTTGTGGATTTAAATACAGTAACTAATCCTACATCTCCCACCAATTATAGAAATAATGCCTATCATATGTGGGAAGCAAAAAATGTAGATTTTTCTGGCTGGTCATATTTCGAATGGTTTCAATATCCAGATCCTTGGTTTCTTTCAGGTGAGGTAGCAATCATCATGGTGTATGACCGTGTATTAAGCACTGCACAATCAACAGCAAATTTTCATGCGCTGCGTTCTCGGTTTGGTGTTTAAGCATGGCATATACTAATGGTCCTAAAATATCTACAACAGGATTATTATTATCATTAGACGCGGGAAATTTAAATAGTTTTCCTGGACAGCCTACAAGTAATTTATCCTATCATCAAAATCCTAGATTAGATAGTTATTATCAACCTTATATGCCTGAGTCTGCCTCTGGTACTATAGCAGCAAATCACCCAGGTGCTATACGAGTATATAATAGTAACGGTAGTGATATATCCTATTATTTAAATACAGGTATCAGTGTTGCAAATTCAGGTATTGCATGGGAGTTTACCCGTCATGCCTATTGGATATATGATAACACGTTAAAAAAACCTGTGGTGGAAATGTATGATACCAATTCAGTTTGGAAAGCAAAATATTTTAGTTTAGGAACTGGATCTTGGTCTTCTAACGGTTGGGGAGTAGGTACAAAATACACCATCTCCTGGTTGCAATGGACTACAGACATTGCCAAGGCAGCATATGTAGGAATGTACACCAGAAATACGGCAGGCACTTATAATTTTTGGGACGGCCTATCTTTTGGATATAATACTGAAGTTAATAAATGGGAACGAGTGTCAGCTACCTTTACTGTAACTTCAAGTTGGGATCAAACAATAGATTACAATAGCATTTACATGTATGGTATGTATGGTCCAGTTCCCAATACGTTAAGAATTGCGGATGTACAAGTTGAAATAAAAGATGCCGCTACAAATTTTTCCGAGACATTGACTCGTGGAACTTCTGTGGCTACGAACGGAGGATGGCGAGATATTTCTGGAAACAACAACCATGGAACTCTAGTTGATAATCCTTCATTTAATAGTTCAAATGCTGGAAGTATAGTATTTAATGGAAGTAATTATGTTTCTGCTGTTAGTGTGAACGCCAATAATAGTATAACATTAGAAGCTTTTATATATCCTACTTCATACCCGTCCGGCGGTGGGGGAGGAGGTTTTATAATATCCAATTTAGGATATTACTTAGAATTAGCTAATTCTGGTGTATTGAGAAGTTATTTTTATGGTTTAAGTTCTGCTGGATATCACAATGGGACTGTCACTATACCATTAAATACATGGAGACATGTAGCAGTTGTAAGAAATACAAGCGATAACACCATCCGCCATTATGTCAATGGTGTATTAGACAATACAATATCAAGTGTCACTGGAACTACAAATAATGGGTCGCAAACATTGATAGGAGCCTATACAAGCGGAGGATATGGATTTGTAGGCAGAATTGCCAATGTGAAAGTTTATAACCGCGCTCTATCTTCTACAGAATTATCCGAAAACTTCAATGCTACACGGTCAAGGTTTGGTGTATAATGGCATTATTTCATAGTACACGAATTGTTACCTCGAATTTACAGTTTCTTATGGATCCGGGAAATTTAAATAGTTTTCCCGGACCTGCTACTACCAATCTATCTGCTAATTATGGATTATCCATTTATAATAATGTACCTTCAGATGTGTCTGCTACTTTAGTTCAGACCTCAGAATTTTATAAAGATGCTCCTGTTTGGAAACTCACACTTACGCCTATTACTAGTACAGGTGTTAGTTATCTTATGAATGCCAACAATCCGGGGATAGGAGTCGTTACAAGTGGCGGCGGCGGCCTAGCTAATCGCTATACGGGACATTCTATATTTTTTAAACCTACCGTACCTATGCATAGTAGTGCCCCTATATACACTCATTATAGTAATATTTCAGGTTGGCAATCATATACCAATTATGATGATATGGGAGATGGCTGGTTTCGCGCGCATGTTATTTGGTATGACACTGTAACACGTTCAGACGGAAAATATTGGGCTATTAATCCAGCATCAGCAACATTAAATGTTCCGATGATTTTCTACTGGGCGGGCCCATTTAAAGAAGATAGAAATGATAGCATATTTGTTTCTAACTTTATAAATGGAACTAGAACTACAGCAATGAGTGCTAAAGATATTACAGGTAATAGAACAACCACAACATCTAATCTGACATATCCTACAGGCTCTACAGCATTGTATCCCTATTTAAATTCCTCCACGAATGCTGTCATCACAGATTCTAGTTCTATCTTAGACACGGATACACATTCAATTTTTTTCATGGTGAGATTTAACACCACAACTTCTTACGGGAGTAATGGATATTCTGGCAGCTGGGATAAGATATTTTCTTTTAATGCCGGCGGGAGTGATAGAAGTCCTGGTATATGGCGTTGGCCAAGCGAAAGAACTTTACATTGGAGATATGATCCAGGTAACAGCGGTTGTGATTTTGGAAAATCTGCCGCAGGAACAGGAGATCCATTCAATATAGATACCTGGTATTATGTTGGTGTTACAAAAAATGGTGCAACCGCCACTATGTACGTTAATGGAAATTCTGTGGGAACATCTACTGTATCCTCTCCTAAAACTGCAGGCAGTTCCTCTATAATTTTATTTGAATATTTTCCTACAGGATTAGCTAGTTTAGGATTGATAAAGGTGTATAACACAGTTCTTACTGCTACACAAGTTCAACAAAATTTTAACGCCGTAAGAAATCGGTACGGAATATAGGAGAACATCATATGGGAGTTCATTCAGGTCCTGTTGTATATGATGGTACAAGTGCAAAAAATGTTTTATCTTCGAATCAATATGTAGCCTTACGTAGTAGTCAAAACGGTACTGTTAGTGTGCCAAAAGTTTGGGCAGATGTTACATCTGATTCTACAACTGGATGGTTTTTAACATTTATGGCATATCCCCGTGTAACATCACCGTATAATGCGTCTGCTGTTGGTTCTGATTCCCCACATCCAAATGACGCTGGTATGACTAAATTATCAGACACATCTATTCAAACAATTTTAAATCAAGGTGCAAAAACTACTAGAACACAATGGTTTCATACATCAGAAGCAGATGGCTCAGTATGGGCAGACGGATCATTAAATAATAGTAGCACTATGTATAACATTTTTGAAAATCCTAGTCAGTGGAATAGCGTTTCATCAAGTTCAGGACAAAGATTTAAACGCAGACAAGGGCCAACCGGTAGTTATACTGATTGGATAACTTCAGGTTCTACTAGTGGTTGTGCTGGACCAGCAGGAGGGTGGAGTAATTATTATGAACAAAGTTGTACTATTTCCTGGTTTGCAAGTTGTGAAGGAGCACCAGCATACTACCACTGCTGTGCCTGTCCAGTAGACAGAGCATCAAAACTTATTGTTTGGGCTAATTAAAATGGTTAAAACACTACTTCTTATTAAAAATGACATATCTGGAACCTGGGTTGATGTTTTTAATCATACTCAAAGTAGTACAGAAACGTTACAAACATCTGACGATATTTTAAGTTACATTCAACGGTATTATAGTTCACCTCTTGGTAATTATACCGTAGAGATAACGGATAATGAAGTGTATACTATAGGAGATAGAATCATTCCGTGTATAAATTGTCCATAATTTATACACATAAATAGTACTATATTTAGGAGAATTACATGGGTTTAATACCAGCTACCGGTTCTGCAATACAAATGGGGCGTGTGCGAAATGCATACGGTTTGTCTGGTGCAACTCGCTTACGTACTGATTTAGGTGCACAAATCGGTATTAATAGTGGCCCAATTCGTTTATCTATTGATTTTGGTGGAAGAACAACTCCGAATACTTACTAAAATGCTTGACTAAGTAATAGTAGTACGTTATATTATTTTATATTTTATGAGGTGATAATTATGGAACCGATTACCAGTGACACATTAATTTCTGCTTTAAATGATAGCCCATCGGAATATGAAGAACGATATGTCCGATGGGTTTCTATTGGGTATGATAAAACTCGGTTATCTGAGTTGTTGTACGAGTTGAAATATTTAAAAGAGCAAAACACCTGGCCCGAACGGATTGCTTTACTAGAAGATATTCTGTCTCAGCATGATCCTGAACATTTATTAAATCTTCTTAACAATGATATGCAAACTCATAGATTTGCCATTATTGAAAAATGGGCACGGCTAGCTGCCATGGAAATCCTTATTTATGACAAGTACAGCATTGAGACACTAAACACAGTTACACAATTTCCTTTAGCTGATTATCAACTATTTGTGAAACGAGTTTACGAACTCACTGAGTTGATTCGTGGCATCACTACACAAGCTACCACCTTAGCATCAGGCATAGCTGGCGTATGAAGAACATTTATGATTTAAGTGCATGGCAAGCAAAACCAGTGAAACTTGCTGTTCTAGTTCCTTGCCGAGAAAACATGTACAGTTTATTCACAGCATCATTGGTTGAATTAGTAAAAACTACAACCATGGCGGGTATAGATGTGCATGTGATTTATGACCAAAGCACTATACTACTTTCTCAACGTGAGAAACTAGCAAAACAAGCTATATCTATGAATTCTGATTATGCTCTGTGGTTAGATTCTGACATGTTATTTCCTAGCACCGCAGCTTTGCGTTTATTAAATCATAAACAAGATATAGTTTGTTCTAACTATATGAAACGTTCCGTGCCTTTACAAACTGTAGCATATCCAGAACGTGGTAATTGGGAAAATTGGTTACCTTTAGAAGGTGACCAAGAACTTCAAGAAGTTGAAGGTATTGGCATGGGATGTATGTTAATGAAAACTGAAGTATTGAAAAATATAGAGCCTCCGTACTTCAATTTTGAATATCGTGATGGTGACTGGCACGGTGAAGATTTTTATTTTCAACAAAAACTTCGTAATGCTGGATATAAAATATTAGTTGATATGAACTTAAGTTTTCAAGTTCGACACATCGGTCAATGGGCGTTTGGACCAAACATTGGAACTAATGAAGAACAAAGAATAAAACGTGAAGTAACTAAAATGAAATCGAGGAAAAAGAATGCTAAATAATGAATCATGGTTGGCTCATAGTGACTTGTTTGACAAATATTGGACTATAGAAACTAAACCCTGGGTTCGGAGTTTAGGGTGGTTTACTGATTTCATTGATACTGTGCGTGATTCAAAAGGCTGGGCACAGGCAGGAGATAAAGAATTATCAGCATTTGATTATATTGATATCATTGACGCGCCTTTAGCTGAAAAGAGACTGTATCGGTGTGTAAATGGTGTTACGTGGGAACATATTTCTGGTCCTGTTTTATTTGTTGTAAAAAAAGATGCTGAACAAGTGTTTATTGCAGGCTGGGCAGGTGATAAAAAAATCATTGAAAAACTGAAAAAAGAAAGCAAAGATCCATGGGATTGGGAAGATAAAATGATTGTAGAAGTAGATCCAATCATTGCTCTTCATACATTGAAAGTTCGAAGAACACAAAAACAGAATCCAGTCCCTGTGTTTTTTGTGAGTAACGGAGAATCTAACGCAGAACAGAATTGGAAACATCTAGTGAAGTTGTGTCCCAGAGCTGTTCGAATTGATGGCATTAATGGACGAAGAAAGATGTTTCATCGGTGTGTAGATTTAGCAGGAGATGCGTCACAATTCTTTGTAGTGACTGGAAAAAATTACATTACCGATTCTTCAGTATTTGATTATCCTGTGGAAACTATCACAGATGCCCATATCATCTTTCAAGCAAAAAATATGAGTAATCGGTTACAGTATGGGCATATGGGTGTTGTATGTTATAACAGTAATCTTGTGTTAAATACACCTGCCAATTTTGGTTTAGATTTCACACAATATAGCAAAACAATAACTATTGCCAGAACAGTTTCAGAAGCCACGTTTGCCACAACTCCCTTTGAGGCCTGGAGAACAGCATTTCGTGAAACTGTGAAGCTGACTACTCAGTATTCTAAAGATGCACATCTTTGGTTAGAACGTTGGTTAGCTTTTGCTGAAGGAGAACATGCTGAATGGGTATTACGCGGAGCGAAAGACGGCGTTGAATATGCAGAAACCCATCGTGAAAACCCTGAAGCTCTAAGAAAATCTGTCGATTGGAATTGGTTAGAACAATACTTTGAAGAAAACAGATAATCATTCTTATAAATAGTTGGGAAGAGATTCCCAACTATTTTTGTTTAGAGGGTGGAAATGCCAATCACAAACCGCCAAGGATTAAAAGATTATTGTTTGCGTCGCTTAGGTTATCCCGTCATTGAAATCAATGTCGATGACGACCAAGTGGAAGATAGAATACAAGATGCTATAGATTTTTGGCACGAATATCATTTTGATGGTGTGGAACGTATCTATTTTTCTGCTGAAATTACAGCATCCACACTGAAATTATCTACAATTTTTGCGGGCAATTTCAGTGTAGGTGAAACTGTCACAGGTGCCACCTCTGGAAAAACTGCTGTTATCACAAAAGTAAAAGGTAGTAATGAGTTGGAAATAGATGAAGAATCTGGTGCGTTCACTAATGGTGAAACCATTACAGGTTCAGTTTCTGGATTTTCCACTACGTTACATGCAACTACTGCATATACTGAAGGCACTATGCATAAACAATACATTGAAGTGCCTGACAGAATCACAGGTATTGTTCGTGTATTTCCTTTAGGATCCGCAGGCAGTAGTGTCACAGGATCAACAAACATTTTCAATGTAGTATATCAATTTCGTTTGAATGACATGTACAACTTGTTGTCATCTGACTTGATTTACTACCAACAAGTAAAAATGCATTTGCAAATGCTTGATGACATGTTTGCTGGCAATAGAACGATTCGTTTCAACAGAAAGATGAATCGCATCTTCATTGATGTAAATTGGAAAGAAACTTTCGTTCCAGGTGACCATGTCATTTTTGAATGTTATGCTATTATTGATCCAGACACATATACAGAAGTATATAACGATATGTTTCTTCGTAAGTACGCCACATCATTGATTAAACGTCAATGGGGTGAGAACATGAAGAAGTTCCAAGGCATGCAACTCCCTGGTGGCATTCAAATGAATGGACAGCAAATATTCAATGAAGCGGAAGAAGAAATCCGTCAAATAGAAGAACAAATGCAAAGTCGATACGAGCTTCCAGTAGATTTCATGGTAGGCTAACATGGCAACAAATTTCTATTTTCAAAGTGGCAATACATCAGGTACCACTAATGAACAGCGTTTATTGGAAGATTTGATTATTGAAAGTATTAAAATATATGGTCATGATGTATATTACATGCCTCGAACAAGCATGAAACAGGACAATATTCTTGGTGAGGATGTACTTAGTCGTTTTGATAATGCCTATCCTTTGGAAATGTATTTGTCTAATATTGAAGGGTGGGATGGCGATAGTGAGTTGTTAACAAAGTTTGGTATTCAAGTTACACATCAAGCAACATTCGTAGTAGCCAAGCGTCGATGGGAAGATGTTGTAGGAGCTGTCGATGAAAATTTCCTCCAACTTCCTAATCGTCCTGCTGAAGGCGATTTGTTATATTTTCCCAAGACTAACAGCTTGTTTGAAATTAAATTCGTTCAACATTTAGATCCCTTCTTCCAACTTGGCAAGTTTCATGTCTATAGCATGCAA